GAATATTCAACCAATTTGGTGGATTGGACAGAAGTTGTGATTGATTGTGAATCTCCCCAATCATTTTATATTGGTAATGTGTCGGGGACATATTATTTCAGATTATATCAGATTGATACGTATGGAAGGATTGGTCCATATTCTAACATATTTGAGGCAAATCTAATTCCTGTTAGTCCAACGCCAACGCCTACTCCTACTCAAACGACAACACCAACTCAGACGCCAACTGTTACTCCAACACAAACTGTAACTCCAACTCCGACATTAACACCATTTGCGTCTCAAACACCAACGCCAAGTGTTACTCCAACTCAAACACCGACTCCGAGTATTACCCCAACGAATACTCCAACACAAACTGTAACTCCAACGAATACTCCAACGATTACACCAACTCAGACGACAACTCAAACGCCTACTCCAACATTGACACCTGGATTGAGTGCTAGTCCAACGCCAACGCCTACTCCGACATTAACACCTACTAGTACTCCGGCATCTCCATTATCAATCGGAATACCTGAATATTGGAACGTGTATAGTGATCCAACATCATTAACATTGGATACATCAAGTGGATATACTTCAATTACCCAAGTATTTGATTATTATGATAGTATCAATAAGTTCAGTTCATATTCAGGAAAATCAGCACAACCTATATTCACATCTGAGGATGGTATATTTGGGGCTAAATCAGTTATAGATGTTAATAATGGTTTCACAACTAATTCACCATTATATGTTGGTAATAGAGTGGATTTATTTGCTTTAATTAAAATAACATCAGGAGATCCTGTAAGTGATTGGGCTTCAGTTCAGAACGCTATTGATGTTAATGAATTTGGTTTTGACACATTATCAGCAAGAACAATAACAGCATATAATAGTACTGGTGGAACTTATACTACAATTAGGACAGTACCAAATGCCGATAGTGTTATGGATAAGTGGGGAATGTTATATTTATCTTATGTCAAGAAGACAGTAAATTCAGATTATTATGCTGTATTTAAACCGTTAGTAGGAGGTGGTAATTTCCAATCATTATTTAATGTTCCATTTTTACCTTATAGTGCCAATACTGACATAAACTTAATGAAAGTCGGAACAGGACAGACATATACATTTATTGTTGCCGAACAATTTATGTATAACGATATACCATATACATCAGGAACATTCCCATCTGATTTGGATGATATCCTTTTTGCCTATTTCCAATACAAATATTTATAATCTATGGGAGTATATATCAAATTAACAGATATCGGAGCAGATGTAGGTCAATATGTTGATTTATATTCTGATGTGGATTCTTATGTTTCCCCCTTTGCCGAGGACATTGACATTAATGACCTATATGAAGGTTATTGGTTTTCTGGTTCTCCTTTTGGGACAACCATTGTTCGTATTGTCAATGGGGATCCTTGTAATAACTATGTGGATATAACTCTCTTATATAATTTAACATTTGCCGGTAGAGGAGATACAGCCGCAGAATCTTGTTTGGATGAAACAGGTATTTGGTCATCAACATCAACAATTGATATTGGGACGGTATTATATACGGATTTTGATGTTTTATATGACGGATTAAAGATATATGACGGATTAAATGAACTGGTGTGGGATGTGTCAGGTGGAACAGTAACTCAAGTATCTGTTACTCAATGCGTATAAAGACATAATATGATATTAGCAACTCAACAACAAGTAAATCAATTAATCGCAACCTGTTCAAGGAATAAATCCTTAACAGGAACGGTTAATTATTTGTGGTCCATCAGACACAAATTGTCCGAGCAATCTTGGAAGTTTCTACCCTACCAAATTCCTCCCACAGTGGATTATAATCCTCCGTATGATGTATTTGTTGTTGAGATTGATTCAACGTCTCCTGAACGATATACGGGGGACTCAGGGACAAATGTGAACTTACATCTGATCCCTGGGGAATATTATGTCAAAATCTATGAACAAGTATCATCCACAAATTTGGATCCAACATTAAGTTATGGGGTGGTTTATGAGGGAATGATGGATGTTAGATATTCCTATGTTGCTCCTGATATTGATTATGATGGGTTTGATGATGAGACAATTATCTATGATCCTGATAGTGGAGGAATATCTCCAAGTCCAACACCTACGCCAATACGATAACTCCAACGAGTAGTCCTATACCAGTTACGCCTACGACAACTCCGACGAACACTCCGACTCCGAGCATAACACCATCAGTTACTCCGACAAGTACTGTAACTCCGACTATTACTCCAACAAATAGTCCAACACCGACGATTACACCAACTAGCACACAAACGCCAACGCCTACTCCAACATTGACACCTGGATTGAGTGCTAGTCCTACTCCGACGCCAACATTGACTCCGACGAACACTCCGACGAGTACAACAACGCCAACTCCTACTCCGACCGTAACTCCGAGTATTACGCCAACATTGACACCTACTCAGACTCCGACGAGTACTCCAACTCCAACTCCGACACCAGTGATACAATTCAGAGTGAGGCAGGTGATGGTATCGTATATGAAGAATGTGCTGATCCTGCTGATATCACAAATATGTTATGGTGGGCAGATTTCACTGATCCTGATACTTTAACATTAACAGGTGATAGAATTGATGTTATTGTTGATAAGAATGCTGGAATTATTAATTTCCAAGCCATCAGTGATAAACCAACATTAACGACTGTTGATAGTTGGGACGTTGGATATCAAACAGGTACAGGTGGATTAAGAAACACAACCGTTTCATATCCAAGAGAAAAAGCAATTGTTGCCATATTCAGAAGGGTAAGTTCAACAGGTTCAACTCAAGAATTGATATTCAATGATCCATCAAACTTTGATTTTAATTTGACGGGAACATGGTCGGGAATGTCATTCTCAGTTAAGAATGATGCCACAGGATTACCTGTTCAAGGTGATGTATTTGTACCCACAGATGGATGGGATATCGCAATATTAAATTGTGATGAGGTATCGGGTGGGGACGATAGATTCTTTACTTACTTTAATTCATCAACATATATTGGAATAACCGCTTGTGCTCAGATATCCACAGGAGTACCACCATTAAGATTATTATATCAGGGAGGTGATATTATGGTTGCTGAATTAATTGCTTATTCTAAACTATTGACAGGTAGTGATCTCACTTTATTAATGAGATATATGAATAACAAATATGGAACGGCTTACATATAAAAATAAAATGATATATTTATAATTGAAACTGAAATATTATGAAAAAATCACAACTTTTAGGTATAATTAGACACGCATTAACGTTTATCGGTGGAATTTTCGTTATCAAAGGATATTTGGATGAAAGTTTGGCTAATGAAATAATCGGTGGTCTATCTACTCTAATCGGTACTGTTTGGAGTATTTTTGATAAAAAAGAAGAAGTAACAAATGAATAAATTATATCAAAAATTTGGTATCCCCATAGATACTATCAACAAGTTTGAGGAGAAGATCGTCAAATCAAAACCATTCGTATATTGGGGTAAAGATAATATGTTTGTCAATGAGTTATATGACTTGATGGACTATTCCCCAATCCATAATGCTTGCCTGAGATCCAAAATTGATAATATCGTTGGACAAGGATTTGTCAATAACTATAAGGTTTCGGACAAGGACACTCTCAATGATGTATTCAGGGATATGGTGTTTGATTATGTTATCACCGGAAATATATTCCTTGAGGTGGTATGGAAAAAGGATAGAACCCAAGGATTAAGTGGTTTATATTATGTTCCATCAAAATATATGAGGGTGGGAGTTCCTGATGATGATGATTATACTATCACCAAATTTTATTATTCAAAAGACTGGACTAAACGTAATAATACCATCATTGAATTTGGGGAATTTGATCCCAAGAACTATGAGAACAGACAAATTGTCCATATCCGAGACAGAAACCCAGGATATTATGCCTATGGGGCTCCCCAATATCTGAGTGTTATCAATGACATCAAATTGAACCACGAAATCACCATATATAATTTGGCGAATTTGGTTAATGGGGCTAACCCTTCATTATGGGTTCATTTTGCTGATGGACAACCACAAACGGAAGAAGAGGAAAGGGCATTGTTAAGGAGATTGGAAGAGAGATACGAGGGTTCTACTAACGCAGGTAAGATGATCGTATCGTTCTCTGATGGACAGGAAGGCAAACCTGAGATCACCCAAATATCGTCAAATTTACAACAGGGGTTTTATGAGGAAGTATTCACTTTGGTCCAAAGACAAATATTATCGGGACACAAAATCCCCGATGGTTCATTGATCGGTCTCCCTTCTCCAAGTGGATTTAATTCCCAAGCGGAGTTATTGGAGACAGCCCATAAACTCTTTCTTAATACGACAATCATCCCCACACAAAATTTCCTAATCAGAGAATTACAACCATTGATTGAATTGATCAATAAAGGTGAGATTGTTGAGTTAAAAATAAATCAAAATAATATCATATAATGGCAGATGTATTTTTCATAACGGAAGATCTCTTAAAAAAGAGAACCGCAGTAAATGATAATGTGGATTCAGGTGAATTACGGTTTGCCATCATAACTGCCCAAAATCTGAATATCCAAGAGATATTGGGGCAAGATTTATATGAGAAATTAAAATCCGATGTAGCATCAAGTTCATTGACTGGTGTCTATAAAACCTTAATGGATGATTATATTGTCCCCGCAACCATTGCTTGGTCATATTATCACGCTTTGGATTCTTTCTATGTGAAGTTTTTAAATGTGGGATTAGTTAAGAATTCAAATGAACAAGGGGCAGCAATTGATCATAGAACACTCCAATTTCTAAAGAACAATGCCAAATCAACAGCAGAGTTCTATGATAATACGACAAGGAAATATCTATGTGCCAATTCATCAGAATTCCCGGAATATACGTCAAATGATGTGGGGAATGTTCAACCCCAAAAAGGAAGTGGTTACAGAAGTTCCATTGCTTTGGATCCTTATAAACCAAGACCTGATTGGTACGGAAAATAAGACTAATATATGGCAAACATAAGAATATCAGAATTAACAGAATGGACGGGACTAACCAATGGGTTAATTTTCGTCGTGGATAACCCAGGACAGACGCAAACCTATAAGGTGGAGGGTAATACCATCTT